AATGGTGAGGAGTTGGGGAACCCTCTTTGGATAGATCAACCAGACTATCGGCAACCAAGATCCGTCACCATATCATGGACTGTCGATAGTCTTTTATTTTATGGTGTTGCATATTGGCGTGTAACAGAATTATATGCAGATGATTTAAGACCATCACGATTTGAGTGGGTAGCAAATAATAGAGTTACATTTACAACAAATAAATTTGGCACAGAAGTAGATGAGTACTTTGTAGATGGTGTTAAGACTCCAATGTCTGGCATCGGATCACTTATCACATTCCAAGGATTAACACAAGGTGTATTAACTACCGCAGCACGTACAATACAAAGCGCATTAGATATTGAAAAAGCCGCAGCTGTATCTGCACAAACCCCAATGCCAAGTGGCTACATTAAAAACACTGGCGCAGATTTACCAGAAGCACAGGTATCTGGATTATTAGCACAATGGAAACAAAGCCGCCAAAACAGAAGTACAGCATATTTAACTAGCACATTATCTTATGAAACCACAGGCTTTAGTCCTAAAGATATGATGTATAACGAAGCACAGCAATATCTTGCAACACAAATTGCACGTGCCATGAATGTACCCGCATATTACATAAGCGCAGATATGAATAACAGCATGACTTATCAAAACATTATCGATGGTCGCAAAGAATTTGTAGCATATTCACTACAGCCGTTTATTTGTGCTATTGAAGATCGTTTAAGCATGGATGATATTACTCCACGTGGGCATGTAGTTAAGTTTGCTATAGAAGAATCTTTCCTAAGAGCTGACACAATGAAGCGCCTAGAAGCATTAGAAAAAATGATTAATTTAGGTTTAATTGATGTGGAAGAAGCAAAGGAAATGGAACAAATGACACCTAACGGAAGAGAAACAGAAGATGAAACTTACATTCAGTAGCCACGTAGAAGCTGCCGATACAGAGCGCAGAGTTATCGCTGGCAAGATCGTACCTTTTGAAGAGGTCGGCAATACTTCCGTAGGTAAGGTCGTATTCGCTAAAGGATCAATAGAGATAGGCGATCCTGGCAAGGTTAAGATGCTTATGCAACATTCACCAGAGCGCCCAATAGGTCGTATGCAAAAATTTAACCAAGCAGAAGACGGAATCTACGCATCATTTAAGATCAGTGCATCTATGCAAGGTCAAGATGCTTTAATCCTTGCTGGCGAGCAATTAATTGATGGTTTATCTGTCGGTGTAGATGTAAATAAGTCTGTACAGAAAAAAGAGTATTTATATGTAACCAGTGCAACACTAAGAGAAGTTAGCCTGGTAGAAAGCCCAGCGTTTACAGCTGCGCAAGTTACTAAAGTTGCTGCTAGTGAAAACGAAGCAGAGGACACAAATCAACCAAAAGAAAGCGAGGCTCCTGTGGAAGATTTAGCAACAGCGCCACAAGAAGCAAAGGCAGAGGCTGCTACTCCTACAGTAGAAGCTGCTCGCCCAGTAATTACAGCACCATTAATTCAAACCAAAGTACGTACACCAATCGATTCGATGGCTAAGTACACTGAGCACAAAATCAAGGCTGCACTAGGTAGTGATGAGTCAAAACTATATGTAACCGCAGCTGATGATTTTGCAACTAACGGAATTGGATTTAATCCAACTCAATATCTAACAGAGTTTGTAACAAATACACGCTTTGGTACACCAGCTATCGATGCATGCTCACAAGGCACACTGCCAGCATCAGGTATGACCATTAACGTACCATCTTTGGTAACTTCAGCAGCAGGCGGTACTGGCGTAGCACCAACAGTAACTGTTGAGGCAGAAGGCGGAGCCGTTTCAAATACAGATATGGTTAGCCAATACTTAACTGGCACTGTATCTAAGTATTCAGGTATGAACACACTGTCTGTCGAGTTATTAGAGCGTTCAGACCCTAACTTCTATGCAGAGCTAACACAACAGCTACAAAATGCATATTTAACAACCATTGATACAGCTGTATTAACTGCTTTATTAGCAGCAGGCACATTTGGATCAGCAACCACAGCAGATAGCGATGGAATTATTGCCTATACAGCAGAAGCAGCTAAAGCGGTTTATGCTAATACAGGCTATTTTGCACAGAACTACATCGGAAACCCAGCACAATGGCAGGCATTGATGGGCGCAGTTGATTCAACTAAGCGACCAATTTACAATGCAATTCAACCAATGAACGCAGCTGGTGATGTACGTCCATCATCTATTCGTGGTAATGTATTAGGACTTGATCTATACGTAGACAAGAACTTCTCACAAACTGCATTTGATGATAACTCTGCAATAATCCTTGCACCAGAAGCATTTACTGTATACCGCTCACCTCAGGCATTTATGTCTGTAAACGTGGTATCCAATTTGCAGGTACAAGTTGCGATCTACGGATTTATGGCAACAATTGCTAAAATGCCTTACGGAATTATCAAGTACGCAAAGGCCTAATAACCAAGTAATAATCCTCTGGGGTTTAGTAGCCCTAGCCCCAGGGGAGCTTTTTTAAGAGAGGAATACAATGGCAGCCACCTATGTAACCAAAGCTGAGTTACGCACTAACTTAGGTATTGGCTCTTTGTATACCGATGCAGTAGTTGAAGAAGTATGTCAAACTGCACAGGATTTACTTAATCAGTATTTATGGTTTAACGATGCACCAATAGTTGCCGCTGGATTACAAAACAACGTAGCCACATTAGTATTAGCAAACCCAGGCATTTATGTAGTAGGTCAAACAATAAGCGTAGAAGGTTGCGGCAACATCTATGGTGGCCAACATGTAATTACTGGCACAATACCTGGATCAAATATCCCTGTATCTATAGCAAATACATTTTACAACTTTTTCTATAATTACTCATGGCCTAATGGCTATTCATTTATTCAATTTACAGAAGTACACGCAAACGACCCATTCCATAGGATTCTTCCATACGGCAAAGCAAGTGGCCAAGACACTAAAGAAGATGATTATGCTGCGATACCTGCAATCAGAGAGGCAGCTATGATTTTGGCTGTCGATATATGGCAAGCTAGACAAGTTAGCCAGACTGGTGGGGTAGGCATGGATGGGGTCAGTGCTAGCCCTTATCGGATGGGTTATCAGCTGATTAACCGAGTGCGTGGCCTCATCCAGCCATATTCAGCGCCTGCATCACTGGTAGGTTAATATGCCAGCTGCGATTACCACACTACGTAGCACACTAGCCACAGATCTTACTAACGCTGGCGTGTGGTCAGTATTTGCTTTTCCACCAAGTACTCTTCTTGCCAATGCAGTAGCGATCACCCCTGGCGATCCTTACATAGTGCCAAGCAATAACGATCATGTAACAGTATTACCTTTAGCAAACTTTAGAATTTTAATCACTAAACCTGCGTTAGATAACCAGGGTAATTTGGCTGGTATGGAAGATTACATAGTAGCCGTAGTAACAAAGTTAGCAGCGTCAGCGCTGACACTTAATATATCAAGCATTTCAGCTCCAGCAATCGTAAGCGCTCAAAGTGGCGATTTATTGGTGTCTGAAATAACAGTATCAATCCTAACGAGCTGGAGTTAATTATGAGCAAAGAAGAAGATTTAGCCTTTCTAATTAAGACAGGCCAAATAAAGGAAGCACCAAAAGAAAAAGTACAACCTAAAAAGGAAGAGGAATAACAGTGGCAATATACTTAAACAATAACGTAGGCATCAAGCTAGCGACCAACGCTGCGCCTACTACACCATCGGTTGACATTAGCGACCTAGTATCTAGCGCTGTTATCAACCAAATCGTAGATGAGCTAGAGATTACTGCGATGGGTGACACTGCCCACCGCTACGTAGCAGGTCTACAATCAGGCACATTTACAATCGACTTCATGAACGACTGGGCAACATCTGAGGTAAGCCAGACTCTTAATGAGGCATTTGGCAAAACTCTAGCTGTATCAGTAATTACAGTTAAGGGCACTACAGTTTCAGCTGCTAACCCTACTTACCAGTTCTCAATCTTAGTAAATAACCTAACACCAATTGGATCAGCTGGAGTAGCCGAAATTGCTACATCTAGCATCACCTTTACTGTAAACTCCGTAATCACAGTATCGCCATCAGTGGCGTTCTAATTAAGGAGTAACAATGGCAAAGCTAAAGATAACAAGGGCTAATGGTGAAGTATCTGAGCACAAGATAACACCAGGTGTCGAGTACGCTTTCGAGTTGAAGTATGGCGCAGGAATTTCTAAGATGTTGCGTGAGCATGAACAGCAAACCCATATATTTTACCTTGCCTGGGAGTGCTTACGCAGATCTGGCGCACAAGTGCCTTTATTTAATGCAGAGTTTATAGACAGTCTAGAAACTGTCGAGGTATTAGACGAAGAAAAAAAATAACACAGCGGGATTCTATCCTTTACGGCATCGCACAGATGGCTATAGAAACTGGGATTCCGCCTAGCGAGTTTATTAATATGGACTCGGAAATGTATCAAGCAATAGTTAAAGTATTGGTTGATAGAGCTAAGGAGATTAAAAATGCCAGCCGAGGTCGTAGGCGTTAAAGAGGTCATGAAAGGCCTTAGCTTTATCGATGAAGATCTTTATGCTCGCATTAAAACTGCTATTAATCCATTAATGCGCCAGGTAGAAGCTACTGCTAAAGGTTATGTACCTGCTAATACAGAAGTATTATCTGGTTGGTCTAAACCAATATCTTCAAATGTAGATTACCGACCATTTCCAAAATACGATGCAAATATAGTTAAAGGTGGAATTGGTTACAAAGAAGGTCAAAATAAAAAATTCAAAAATGGATTTCAAGTAGAGAATTATGTTTACAATGTGAGTGCAGCTGGTCGTATTTATGAAACCGCAGGCAGATTAAATCCACAGGGTAGGGCGCCATTTACATCTATTAATCCTGGTGGTGGCACATTAGCCTTTAAACAATCTGGTAGTGCTAAAAGTAGAAGCAGATCAACTAGAGCATATAACTCTAATAATCCATTTGCAGGATACCAGTTTGTTACTGACTTACCAGAACTCACTAAACAGCCAAAGATTAAAGATGTCAGAAGTGCTGGCCGTAAAGGATCAGGCCGATTAATTTACAAGGCTTGGGCTAAAGATAGTCCTGCAATTTATGATGCTATTTTGAATGCAATTAAATCAGGTGCTGATTATTTTAATGACAAAACAGAATTAAAGAAGGTGGCATAGTGGCCAATGTAGTCGTATCCGCACTCGCTACCTGGAATGGTAAGGCGCTTAAAAAAGCCCAGCAAGATGTAAACGTATTTGAAAAACGTGTAAAAAGTTTTGCACGTACCTTTGGCGTTGCCTTTAGTGGTGCCGCATTAGTAGCATTTAGCAAAAAAGCCATTAAAGCATTTGCCGCAGATGAAATGGCCGCTAAATCATTACAGTTGCAATTAGAAAATACTGGTAATGCATTTAGAGTCACAGAGGTAGAAGATTACATAAAAGGCTTAGAAAAAACTTACGCAATACTTACAGACTTACGCAAGCCATTTCAAACATTTTTAAACCTTACTAGATCAGTTGCATTATCACAGCGAACACTAGAAGCTGCGTTAAATATAAGTGCTGGCACTGGTGAAAGTTTAGATACTGTAGTAGGTGCTTTAGCGGCAGGTATTAGAGGCAAAACTAAAGCAATTGAAAATTTAAACACTGGTATAGATGCAAACATAATTAAAACTGGCGACATGAACAAGATTATGGCCGCACTTGAAGAAAGATTCAAGGGCCAGGCAGCGGCTAGATTAGATACTTATGCAGGTAAGATGGATGTGCTTAAAAAAGGCGCAGATGAAGCCACTAAATCTATTGGTCGAGGTTTAGTAGATGCATTAGAGATTTTAAGCAAAGATAGTTCTGTCGCTAGCCTTGCTACAGATTTTGAAAACTTAGGCGACAATATAGCTTATGCTATAAGAGAGATAGCCAAATTAACTAAAGGCTTTACCGATCTAGTAAGTAATCCTACATTCAAAGCTGGTTTATTAGCTGTAGCCATAGCTAGTAAAAGCCCTAAAGCTGTGGCGGCTGCATTTACTATTGTTGGTGGAAGTGCTGCACTTGGTGCAGCCACAAGTCGTAGAACATTAAGCCCAGAAGAAAATAGTGCTATTGCCAAAGCACGTATTCTCAATAGAAGATTAGAAGCTAGAATAATTGCTTTATCTACTGGTAAACGTAAAGAAGAGTATGAAGTATTAAAGAAAAAAACTGAATTAGACAAACTAAAAGAAAAGTTTGATTTAGAATTAATTGGCTTACAGAAAGCACGTAATGAAGCCACAGATGAAGAAACCAAGAAACGATTAGATGGTTTAATTGCTATTGCCAAAAATGACGAAGCACTAGGCAAAAAAGCATTAGCAGAGTTAGAAGCAGCGGAAGCCGCTAAAAGATTAGCTAGGGCTTATGATGATGCATTAACAGCTGTTAGGTCAATGAATGCTAGAATACAAGCGTTTTTAGAAGATATGGCTAAAAAAGGTTATTCTACTGGTAGCGATAAGTTGCCTAACATTACTTATGATATGGCATTATCTTCAGTGAGATCAACCAACACAAAAATACAAGATTTTATAGATAAACTTGATTCATCTTCTAATACGAGTGTAAGCAGCGTTGCCTCCGCAACCAATGGCGTATTTGATCCAGGTGGATTCAGGCAAGGCGAGAGTAGAGATTTAACCATTACAGTAGATACAGCTGCTACAGGCGATAGGTTTGCAGCATTAATAGCAGAGAGTTTACAGATAGCCCAGAAGTCTGGCGTATCGTATGGTATCGCTGGCGGTTTGTAATGACAGTACCTGTAGTAAATGCTTTTATAAACTTTAGCACTGGGCCATCATTCGCTCAGGCTATGATATTAGATCAAGGCATATTAGGCACAAATATATTAGGCGATAGTGCATCTATTATTGTCGATGTATCTAATCAAATAAACAGAATTGAAACCAAGCGAGGCCGTAACGCTTTAATCGATCAATTTCAAACTGGCACTCTTACCTTGCGCATAGTCGATCAGAATGGTGACTTTAACCCACAGAACCCAAGCTCGCCGTATTTTTCTGTTTTAACACCTATGAAAAAGGTGCAGATTACTGCTACATATAACAGCGTTACGTATCCTATATTTTCAGGATTTATCACAAGCTACGTTACTACTTATCCTAGAGAAGCAGAAGATGTAGCCTATACAACTATACAAGCTGTAGATGCTTTTAGACTTGCTTACAATGCACAGATAAGCACTGTTACTGCTGCTACCGCTGGTGATCTATCAGGCACACGTATTAACCAGATATTAGATGAAATTGACTGGCCAGCGACTATGCGTGATGTCGATGCAGGTTTAACTACATTACAGGCAGATCCTGGCACAAATAGAACTGCATTACAGGCCATGACTACTGTGTCAGAATCAGAGTATGGCGCACTATATGTAGATGAAAGCGGATCGTTTGTATTTCAAGATAGAGCGGTCACAGCTGGATCTATTGGTGGCACACCCACAGTATTTAATGATGATGGCACAGGTATTCCTTACGCAGATGCTCAGTGGATCTTAAACGATGTGCTTATATTTAATAAGGCTACAATTACTAGAGCTGGTGGTAGCCCACAGGTGGCATTAAACCAAGCATCTATAGATAAATACTTTTTGCATAGTTATTTCTTAGACAATCTGCTTATGCAGTCAGATGCAGTAGCCCTAGATTAGCACTTTAGACTATAATGTCCTAAGTTACTAAGGAGTAGAGATGGCAGCAGGTTTAGGGTTTAAGGATTTTACTACAGGCGAGGTATTAACCGCAGCCGATGTAGATGGCTATTTAATGCAGGGTATCTGGGTATTTGCCAGTGCCGCAGCTAGAGATGCAGCTGTTACATCACCACAAGAAGGTAACTTTGCTTTCTTAAAAGATACAAATACAACAACTTATTACACTGGATCAGCCTGGACTAACTTAGATACAACAGGCATGGTCAATCCTATGACCACTACTGGCGATATGATTTATTCTTCAAGTGGATCAACACCAGCAAGACTTGGATTAGGCACTGCTAATCAGCAATTACGTGTGAATGCTGGCGCAACTGCCCCTGAATGGTTTACACCTGCTGCTGGCGGCGGCGGCAAAGTATTACAAGTAGTAAATGCCACGTACTCAACAATTGCAACAAGTACAAGTGCTACATTTGCCGATACTGGTTTGACTGCATCTATTACACCATCATCTGCAACAAGTAAAGTATTAGTATTTGCAAATATAAATGGTAATCAAAGAGATGGTGGCTCAACTGGCGATATGTATGTTAAATTAAAATTACTTAGAGGAGCGACCGATTTAATTGAATTTGAAAATAGACAAGGAATTTTCTCTTCAGCAACAACTTTAGGAACTGGCGGAACTGGCACAACTTATTTAGATTCACCAAGTACAACTTCCTCAACAACCTATAAAGTTCAATTTGCTAGAGGTGATGGCAACGGAAATATCAGAGTTCAAAGCGATACTAGCACTTCAACAATTACTTTGATGGAAATAGGAGCATAATATGGCAATAGGTGGAGATGTATTATTTATGCTATGCCCAAATGCAGAATGGGTAATTTATGGCGATAATTATGAGGATATTAATTGGTTTGGTAAAGAGCCAGCCGTAACTAAAAAACAATTTGCAGATGGTTTTACAAAATGGGATGCTTGGAAAGCAGAACAAGATAAAATTAAAGCAGAGCAAAAACAAACCATTTTAGATCGAATTGGTTTAACTGCTGAAGAATTAAAAACCATACTAGGCTAATGAAACCCTGGCTATGTGCAGCTGGTGTGCAGTTAAGAGATCAAATTGATACCTGGTATCCAGATCGCCGCTCTACCAGTGATGGGTGGATTGGTGATGCTCGTC